CGGGTGAGGGCGTCAACATTGCACAGCAGGCACGCAAGCCAGAAGGTCAGCGAGACACCACAAGCATGATGCTAAGTGGTGGAAATATTTTGGGATCTGGTTTGTCAATGTTCCCGCCCACCGCGCCCGTTGGCATACCGTTGGCGATTGGAACTGGCGCTGCGCAAGCCTACCGCGACAACCCAGATTTTCAAGAGTACGTTAAAAGAAAAATGCAGGGGTTGGCCAACGCGCCGTTGCTGGACGAGATGACAGGACCCCTACCCTAATTCAAGCGGCTCTCCCCGCTTGAGTTGCCGTGGCTTTGCAGATGCCTGCGGCATTTTTAAGCCCCCATCCTTCGCGGGACGGGGGCCTTTTTAAGGACGTTGACTTGCTAAAGCACTGGCCACTTCGCGGTTCATGCTGGCCACAATGCTGACGCAGCGCTTGTGCTCTTCAGCCGCAATGATGGGGCGAAATACAGCCTCCAGCTTCTCGGCAAATTGCATGATGTCTACCTCGTCAGCAATTAGCGGATCTAACCTCTTCTCGTCGCTGTAAAAAAAGACTTGTTTGACGAGTTCTTCACTTAGCAAGGATTTCATTTTTTACCTTCCATAGTTCCCAGTTGATGACTGCCACGCGGGCCATTCCGCGTTGAGCGTGGCCAGTGTATGCGTTGAGATCGCTGTCCAAATAGTCTTCGATGATGCTGCGTTTTAACAGAGACATCTCGTGCTTTTCGGCCTCCAGCTTTAATGCAAATAGCGTGCCGTCTGACGTTTCAAATGCGTTTATGGTTTTCATGAATGTTGATTTTTTAGTTGCCAAAATTGCAATAAAGCGCAGAACATCTTCCAGCCGCGCTGTAGATCCGCCTCGTCCCACTGCTTGATGACCACAAGACCCGGAACGCTGCGCGAGACAAACACGTTTGAGCACCGTGCTTTAGGGACTCCAAGACCGACTCGATAGGCCGCCAACTGCATCAGATGGTCGTCGTAAGTGTCAACCTTGTTGGGGTCTGTAAATTCTTTGGTCTTGACGTCGGCCACAATCCCGTCCCCTTCGGTGCTGTGCAGGTCGCACTTTCCTCCAAAGCCGTGACTGTGACCGAAGGCCCGTTCAGCAATCCACCCCTGTTGCCCGTAGAGGGCGTCTAGAGCGGCCACAGTGCCCTTGACGTGGGCCTCGTGACGGGTAATGACCTCGCCCTCGTAAAAGCCCTGTATGGAGGCGTGGATGTCCGTCCCGGCGTCCGCTGCTGCCTTGCCCTGCTCCTTGCTGTCAACCATGATGCGGTCGATGTACTCATCCTCTGGCTCTTCGCTTCGACGAGGCAAGGTAAGGGCGGCCATCAGCACCTGCTTTTGCAGCCACTGCATGAGCGCAGGCTTGGCCATCACGTTCAGGACGGTGGTCACGCTGGGCACAAGGTTCTCAGTGCGGGCATCGCGCAGCGTGGTGTTGCGCTCCTTGCCGTTCTTGCCCATGACCGTGTACCGGGGCACTCCGTCGCGGGTGTACCAGTGATTGCTTTCGCTGGCGCGTGGTTCTTTTGCTGTGATGGTCATGTGTTTTCTTCTTTGTCTTTTGGTTTTGTGAGCATTCCCTCATACATGACTGTCAGGTCGTGAATAAGGTCTTGCAAAACGTCCGCCCGTACAACCCAATCAGAAGCCAAAAAATGTTCATTAAATTTTAGCTTTGTGATGTCGCGGTCAGGGTTCCAGCTAACAGATAAAACTCTCATTTTAAAATCCTCATAACACGTTGACCTTTACCAGAAGCTCCAGCTCTTCGCTCCCCGGTGTCCTCAATAAAACCTTTGTCGAGCAAAGCCCGGTATCTGGCGGTGATTGAGGAGTACGGGTAGTTTGGAAACATGGAAAGAATTTGGTCGCTGATGCAACCGTTTGGAAAAGTTCCAATGGCTTCATAAACCATGCGCTCAAGTTTTGAAGTGTCAACAGCATTTGCTGCTTTATGGCTGGTGTCTGGGTCTTGCCTGCGAACCAGTATTTTTGGATCAGATCCAAAGTTTTGATCAAACAAGTTCATTGTGGTGTTCATAGCATTGCCTCAAAAGGGAATGTCATCATCCATGTCGTCAAAGCCTGAGCCTGCGGGGCTAGGTTTGTTGACAGGCTGCTGGCCACCGTTACGGGCGCGCCACTCAGGAGACCCTTGGATCTTCTCCTTCAGGCCGTTACCAAACGTCTCGAACAGCTCCATGTCGGGGGTCTCAATCACAAACATGGCCAGCTTGTTGAAGCCTTCGGGCAGGCCAGCTTTCTTGATGGCCACTGGCACGGGGTTGATCGAGACAATGTTGGTGTACTCTTTGCCATTGTTGCCCACCGCCTTGGATGCGGTGATCATGGCCCACGCGCCAAGGACGTTCTTCAACTCAAAGCCACGCAGCTCGTCGGCAGTGAAGTCACGGCCACGCCAAGCTTGCAGGTCCTTACGCAGCGTTGCCTTCTCGGCCAACGACAAGGTGAAGTTCTTGCTGATGGACATTGGCTCGCCCTTGGCTGTCACCAGCGGGTTGCCGTTGTTGTCTTCGCCGTGAACCTCAAACTGGATCATCACCTTCTGCAAGTGCTTGATCTGCCCTTGGTACTCGGACTTCTGTGTGCCCAGATCCACAATGCGGTAGCACCGTGCAAGGTGCATCCCCGGGGCCACTGGGGTAAAGCTTCCGCCGCCGCTGTCTTTCGCTGTCAAACTCATTTATCGCTCCTAGTTTCAGGTTTAAAAATAGACGATTTAGGCATGCCACACTCTGTGCAGATCGTCTCCCAATCGTCTTGGGTAGCAACGCCTGCGATGGCCCGGCGAAGGGCCTCCTCAAGCATTTGCATTCGTTCCAGCATGAGCTGGTGAAACTCGTCGCCCATGTCAGTTCTTGGCCAAGTAATAGGCCAAGCCGACCAAAATGAACAGCATGATGCCGCTGCCGGGGCCAAGAAAAAAACGCACAACCGCTGTAAAAAAGTCTCGCATAATTCGCTTTCGAGTTAAAGTTTCGCTACTGTAGCAAATTTAACTTGAGCGTACAACCCCATTGCGCAAATATTTTTTAAGTGTATGATGCGCTTAAACCAACCAAGAAGGATGACTGAATGACTCTGAATGAATTTTTTGAAACAAAGCCGCGAGGAGCGAAGCTGGCCATGGCCACCAAGCTTGGCGTGAGCAAGACGTGGATGAGCCTCGTCATCTCTGGGCGGGCGCTTGCCAGTCCGGAGCTGAGTGGGGCCATCGAGCGCTACACCAAAGGGCAGGTGAAGCGCACAACATTACGGCCCGACATCTTCGGAGACCTAAAGTGATTTGGTACAAATTCCACCTTGGTGACTACATCACCCACACCACGCATCTGTCCGATGCAGAAGACTTGGCTTACCGCCGTCTGTTGGATTTGTACTACATGAGCGAGAAGCCAATCCCACTCAATACCGAATCGGTTTCTAGAAAAATCCGCATTGATTTAGACATAACCGAATCGGTTTTGGGTGAATTCTTTGAACATACCGAAAACGGCTATTACAACCATCGTTGTCATGTCGAAATAGCGAAGTATCAAGCTCAGGTCGCAAATAATCGACAGCTCGGGAAGCGAGGCGGCAGGCCGAAGAAAACCGAATCGGTTATCGAATCGGAACCGAAAGTTAACCCTAAGAAGATACAGAATAAGATAAATACCATTACGTCGGTTTCACCGACAACATCACGTTTTGACGAGTTTTGGTCAGCATGGCCATCATCAAAACGAAAAGTCGCTAGATCGGCCTGTAAGGCGAAATGGGACCGTCAAGCACTAGACCCCTTAGCCGACAAAATTATCGCCTCTGTGACCCGTTTGCGGACGTCTGAGCAGTGGTTATCGGGCTTTGACCCTGCCCCTTTGACATACCTCAACCAAAAACGGTGGGAAGACGACTCGGAAACCAATTCGGTTAACAGTTCGGTATTTGCGCGGAGGGTGATATGAGCAACAAGCCATTGACCAAAAAAGAATGGGAATCCAGCGTCACAAAAATGTGGGAGTCTGCCATTGAGTCAACCTACAAAGACTTGATTGAAAAGGCCGTCAAGGCGGAGCGCAAGGCTTGCTTGGCCGATGTGAAAAAAGTGTTTGCATCGTTTGACGTTTTGCCCGATTCGGCTGAGAAAAAGTTGATCAAGTCGTTGACGGCAACTTTTACTTTGTCAATCAAAGAGGCGATTGAACAGAGGGTGAAATCATGACGCCTGTTGAAAATCTGATCTCGCGTTTGGACAAGGTCAAGGGCCGCAACGGTTCATGGACTGCCCGATGCCCAGCTCACGCCGACAAGGGGCCTTCCTTGGCCGTTCGTGAGGGTGAGGATGGCCGCGTGCTGCTGCACTGCTTTGCAGGCTGCGAGACGGCCAACGTGTTGGGTGCGATTGGCATGGACATGACCGACCTGTTCCCGCCCGACAACAAGCGCCGCGACTACCCGGTCGAAGGCAAGCCCAGCATGAAGCCCGCGTTCTTTGCCAGCGACTTGATGCGGATCATCCATATGGAGGCGCTGGTGGTTCAAATCGTGGCCTTTGACATTGGCAACAACAAGCCAGTTAATGAAGAGACCCGCGAGCGCATGCTCACGGCATACCAACGGATTGATGAAGCAGTGAGGTACGCGAATGTCTAACGTGAGCGCAATTGAGCAACGAGCACGGGACCTTGATCAGGCCCGCAAAGTTCGGTTGGTGAAGTCGCAAGACATCGACACCGAAAAGTACCTGAAGGCCAACGACGTGACCCACAAAGTTCACGAGGCGTCGGTGTGGCTGGAGGAGTTGCAGCGTGACTTGGTGACGCCGCCTGAGAAGGATATGAGCACCACTATGCCGTGGGCCAAGACTCACGTGACGTTCAAGTACCGACCCGGCGAGGTGACCCTGTACGCAGGCAGCAACGGCGGCGGCAAGTCTTTGGTGACTGGCCAAGTGGCCATGGGCCTGATCAAGCAAAAGCAGCGCGTGTGCATCGCCTCGTTTGAGATGAAGCCCAAGCGCACCCTGTACCGGATGCTGCGCCAGTTCGCTGGTGAGAATATCGACTTCCCACGCTACAGCGACAAAGCTACTTACATT